CATGGTCCTCAATTGCAGGTAAAAAACAAAAAAAATTACAAGAACCAACAAAAGAAGATTGGGAAAAGTTAAGCGTTTTATTTGGTGGATTACCCAAGTACGAAGATTTAGTTTATACTTTTAATTTACCTATGGGTGTTACAGATGTTTTTGATGATATAAATTTTTATATCCCGAAAGAAAACAAAATTCATCCTACTGAAAAACCTTTAAAACTAATTGACAGGTTAGTATTATCCTGTACAAATGAATTAGATATTATAGTTGACCCTTTTATGGGTAGCGGTTCTTTAGCAATATCTTGTATAAATAACAACAGACTTTTTTTAGGTTGTGAGATAGATGAAAATTACTTTAACCAATCAATATTTAAAATTGAAAAATTATTAAACAATCATTAAACCTTAAATTTATCAATTAAAAGGTTTTATATCCCCAAATTTGACAATCACCTTAAAAAGTTATATATTTAAAAATTATGATAAAACTAACATTTAACACAACAGAAAAAACAGTAAGCGTTGATTTAGGTCAACTTCATTTTGAGGATTACTTAAACGTATCAACAGTACAGGTGAGAGAAGGTTACTACGAAGTAATGACTAAAACTGATGAGAAATCTAAACCAGTACTTAGAGTACCGATTAGTAATACAATAATGTTTATAGAAGAATAATATGCAATTAGAAAAACCAAAAATTAATTTAAGAGACATGGACTTTATTGTCTGTGACAAATGTGAACATAACGAGTTCAAAGAAATTACGTATCTAAAACGAGTACCAAAGTTATTAACTGGTTCACCTGACGATACCGTTGTTCCATTCCCAACATACGCTTGTTTGGCTTGTGGTAATGTTAATGAAGAATTAAACCCATTTCACATTGAATCTCCGAAATTAGAACTATGATAAAAAAGTTAGTTCATTTCTCTGATTTACACGTTAGGTTGTTTAAAGACCACCAACTATATAAGTCAATTTTAGAAGAAGCTTTTAAACAATGGAAAGATATTGCTCCTGATAGAATTGTATTCACGGGGGATTTGGTTCACTCAAAAAATCAAATGACACCTGAACTTGTTGAGTTCATCGCTTGGGTATTGACGGAGTGTTCAAAGATTGCTAAAACAATATTAATACCTGGTAATCACGACTTCCTTGAAAACAATATGGAACGATTGGACGCTTTAACACCTGTGGTTGACTCACTTAAAAATGATATGGTGGTTTACTACAAGAACAGAGGTGTATATCAGGATGAAAATATTGATTGGTGTGTGTATTCACTTATGGACCATAACATCCCACCTACGATTGAAAAATCTGATAGAGTTAAAATTGGATTATTTCACGGACCAGTTCAGGGACTTACAACCAACTTAGGATTTAAGTTTGAAGATGGGTTTGAAACATCAAAGTTTGATGGATGTGACTTGGTATTATGTGGTGATATTCACAAGAGACAAATCTTTGATATACCTGGTGGTAAGAAGGCTTATATGATTGGTTCAACCATTGGGCAGAATTATGGTGAAACGGTAACCAAACACGGATATGGAATTTATGATGTGGAAAAAGATGAGTATACAACCGTGGATTTATTCAACCCAAAACCTTTCATATCATTTAGAATAAACTCATACGAAGATATTGAAAATGGAACAGAAAAATTCGTTAACTATTGAGTTATCTAAACAGGATGTTGAGGATTTCAACTCGTTCTGTAAGATTAATGAAATAACTGACCCTAATGGTTTTGTTAAACTATGTTTCCGTAAAGGATACTATATTGAAAAATATGGATTACTTAACCAAGGGAACTTACCTGATGTAATTGACAGAGAATTTGAGAAGGAAGTTATTGTTGAAGATAACTCAAAGATTGAAGAACTACAAAATGAAATTTACATTCTTAAAGGTAAATTGGAAGATAAAAAGGAAGTGGAGTGTGGAAAACTACAAGAAACCCTTTTTGAACTAAACAGACAATTAAGTGATAAAAATAACACAATAAAAGAATTAACAAGAAAGGTAAATGAGCTTGAAGATATGACAAAAACTTCTTATGCTTTCTACCTACAGAATTCAAACTTAAAAAACAGAATATGACACAGTTAGTATTATTTATGATTTTAGCCTACGGGTTTTCAACAATTATGGTTTATGGAACCATCTTCAAAGGAATGAGAGATTTCATCAAAGCTTATGGAAACTCCGATTTAATTTTTTCAAACACATTCAATTTCATTTCAGGTATTTTATCCTGTATGATGTGTTGTTCCACTTGGATAGGGTTCTTCTTAGGAACAGTTTTATTCTCACCGACTTATCAGTTTTTCGGAACAAGTCCATACATTTCATGGTTCTTTGATGGGTTATTTGCATCAGGGGCAGTATGGGCTATCAACGCTTTCATTGAATGGTTTGAAGTAAACCGACCAGCTAAAATAGATTAATTTAAAAACCAAATAAATATATGCCAAAGTCAAGATTAAGACCAAACCACAAGCAGAAGGTTGCTGCGTGGAAATTAAGAAACATCCATGCTGAAAGACGCTATCAAAGAACAATGTCAGATTTGTTTGAAAAGATGAGACAAACCGCTTCTGAAAAGACAGAAGAAGTAGAAACAAATGAACCTGTTCAGCCCGCAAATTAATTTCACAAAAGTTAGAATGATAAAAGATTTAGATTTTTCAAAACTTGAGAATCCTTACGTACAAGTAGTATGGGAAGATACCCCAGAGAATTTTACACAAGAAAAGTTAAAAAGTGTGAAAGCGTACTTTCAAAAAAAGTATTCAACTACAAGCGTAAATGTTATTACCAAGTTAAAAAAAACAGAAGAGGTACAAGACAATGTTGATGTAACTATCAACATTATGGACGAGAACTATCAACACGATTTGATTAAGTCCATCCTTCAATCTAAATCCCAAGAAAACCTTTACGAAGATATACTGAAGATTGACTCAGCGGTGAACAATAAGATGATTGCCGAACAAGATGAGATTGCTTCATTTAAGAAGTGGTATATTAAGAAGATTGAGTTTTCTAACTTTCTATCTTATGGTGAAAACCAACATATAAACTTTGAAAAGTTGGGTGGGATTACCGTAATTGAATCGGACCCACCTAACTTTGGAGGTAAGACTGTGTTGTCGGTGGATTTGTTAATGTTCTTGTTTTTCAATACAACAACAAAGACAAACAAAGCTGAGGAGATATTCAACAGATATTCTGACAAAGATAAAGTATCTGTTAGAGGAGAGATTATTATTGATGGTGAAGATTACATTATTGTTCGTGAACTTGAACGTAAGAAATCTAAATCAGGTGAATGGAATGTTAAAACAGAGTTAGACTTCTTTAAGAAGTTTCCTGATGGTTCATTGGTTAAATTTACGGGTGAACAACGACGTGAAACTGAAAAGTTTATTAAGACATCCATTGGTAGTTATGAAGACTTCTTGATGACGATATTAACCACTGGTACTAACCTTGAGGACTTGTTGGAAGCAAAACCAACAGCTCGTGGACAAGTCTTATCAAGATTTTTAGGATTAGATTTTCTTAAAAGAAAAGAAGAGACTGGTAAAGAAATCTATTCAGAGTTCTCCAAGTCAATGATTTCAAACATTTACAATACTGAAACATTGAAGAATGAGAACGAAGAACTATTGGTTAAAAACCAAGAGTTTGATAAGAATATTGTAGAAAGTGAATTTAAAATTGAAGATGTTAGAGGTAGGATTGTTAAAGGACAAGAATATCGTGATAACCTTTTGAAATCAAAAGTTGTCGTTGATAGAGAAATTTCATTACTTAATCCTGAAAACACAAAAAAAGAAGTTGAAACTTTTGAATATCAAATCAAACAGAATGTTCAGTTAAGAGATGGTGTTAAGATTGTTGAACCTTCTGAGTTTTATTATGAAAATGAACATGATAAGGTTAAGGAAGAGTACCAAAAGACTTACAAACAAAAGGTTGAGTTAGATACTAACATATCATCCATCCAAAAGTTAAAGAGTTCAGTAAGTGGTGGTATAAAGTGTGAGCACTGTGGTATTGAACTTATGAATGCGGCAATTACACAATCAAGAATTGCTGAACTTGACGGACTTATTGGGCAAAAAACCAAGATTGAAGGTTTAATACAAGAATTATCGGACAAAGAACAAGGTTTTGTTAAACTTAAAAAAGACTTTGATGAGTACGAAAGAAACAAACTTGTCTATGAAAAATACCAAGCTACAATTGAAAACTTTGAGTTAAAAAAGGAAAGTTTATTAGATAAGTTGAAAAGATATGATGATGTACAAGATGTTATTAAATCTAACGAACAGATTGAAAGTCAAATCATTAAGGCTAACTTACGATTGGAAGATTTAAAACGAGAGGAACAACTTGTTCAACAGGAAATAACCAATTCAAGATTTAAGATAACTAATAACCTTGAAAAGATTAATTCTAATAACAGTTTAATCATTAAGATTTCTGAGGAACAACAAAAGGAAGTTAAGTATAAAGTTTATTTAGAGTTGTTTGGTAAGAACGGTATTTCAAAAAGAATTATGAAGAGTATGATGCCTTTGATTAACTCTGAACTTCAACGACTATTACAGGACTCATGTTATTTTAGATTGGAAATTCGTATTAGTGAAAAGAATGAGGTAGAATTTTGGATGATAGACAATAATACTCAAATTGAAAAGTTAATGACTTCAGGTTCGGGATATGAGAAGACAATTGCTTCACTGGCACTAAGAGCGGTGATGGCTAAAGTGTGTTCATTACCTAAACCAAATATTACAGTATTTGATGAAGTATTTGGTAAGATTTCTAACGATAACTTGGAAATGGTTTATGAGTTCTTTATTAAGATTAAAGAATACTTTGAAAACATACTTGTTATTACTCACAACCCTATGATTTCAAACTGGTCTGATAACATTATCAAGATTACGAAAACTGACAACATTTCAAAAATTTCACATTAAGTTTGGTAAATTAAAAAATTGTATTATCTTTGTAAGACTATGATTATGAATTATATATTATTTGCATTCGGGGAATATAAAGAAAACCCACAGGCTTTAAACCTTTTAACTGAAACGGTATCACAAATATCAAAAGGTGAGATAAAATTCCAACATGGAGACAGTGGTGTCATAATAACATTTGGCACGAAGTTGGATTGGGAAGATATAGACGACTATATGAAAAAAAATATTGTTAAATTAACGGCAATGTATTTTGTTTTCCCTATTGAATCTGACATGATATATTCTATGGACGAAGATATTAAAAAACATTTGTTTGAAAACACTGACATTTTGACAGAAAAAGAAGAATTAAATCAGACTAGATACGTAAGTGATAATACAGGAGTTCCTGAATTTTTAAAGGGTATACATATTCACAGGGGTAGTCCTTTTGATGATATTCTTAAAATTCTTAATGAAGAAGTTATTCAAGATGTACCAGTTATGACACTTAATGATTTATTGGATAAGATAAAAGAAAAAGGTATAGATAGTTTGTCAGAAATTCAATTAAAACAATTAGAAATTTACTCAAAACAAATAATATGATGGAAAAAAACCAAGTTATCCCGATTAATCAAGACGAAGTACAAATCTACCTTAAAGAACTTAGACGTATTAAGGTAATGACTCCTGAAAGAGAAAGGGAACTGTCAGCTACGATGCAAAACCCAGAGACACCTGATAGTGAAAAGGCTGGCATCTGTAAAGAATTGTTAGAGGGTAACCTACGATTTGTCATTACTGTCGCTAAACAGTATCAGGGACAAGGTGTTGATTTTAGTGATTTAGTTGCGGAAGGGAATATAGGGCTTATGAAGGCAATTCAGAGTTTTGATTGGACAAAGAACCTTCGTTTTATATCATATGCAGTGTGGTGGATTAGACAATCTATTCTACAGTCTTTGAATGAACACTCAAGAACAATCCGTATCCCTGTGAATGTTATCCAAGATTTATATAAAGAAAAGAAACGTACAGACAAGACAGGTGAGAGAATTGATGACCGATTTGCTAACCTACCATCAACGATTAACCTACAAACTCAGATTAATGAGGATGGTGATACATTGATTGATTTGATTGTGAACAAAGACAGTGATATGCCTGATGAGATATTCAATAATGGGGAACAACTTAAAGACGGATTATTCAGTATTATGAATATTTTGGATGAACGTGAAAGACAGATTATTGAAGACTATTATGGTATCTCAGGAACCCCAAGAACACTTGAAGATATTGGTTCAGATTTCAGTTTAACTAAGGAAAGAGTAAGACAAATTAAAGAAAAAGCTCTTCGTAAGTTACGAAATGAAAGTGTTACCTTGTTTGATTATATGTAATCAACTATTTATTGTTATAAATTTAATTTTAAATTAGATAAAAAAACATTATGGAAAAATTACAGAAATACTTTATCCCCGCGATTTTGGTAATCGTATTATTATCCTTCTTTAAAGGATGTGGAACCTCAACCCAAGTCAAAACGACTGAAAAACAGATTGAGTTATTAACAAAGAAAGTTGACTCTTTAAGTACTATCGTAGTATCTCAGGATAAACTAATTACTATCATTAAAGAAACTCCAAGTTGGAAGACTTTAGAAATTGAAGAATTGTCGGATAAGAACCATATGCCCATAAACCATTACAAGAATGAGTTGGGACAATGAAAAATTGGTTTAGTAGAAATTTAACAAACATAATTTCTTTAGCCTTTGTTATTCCAATATTACTCGTAGCGTTTGTGTCAATATCACACGTTACGAGTTTTTATGGTTTATCTAATCCTTTTACTTGGGCTATATATCTTTCAGTAGGTATTGAAATTGCTGCATTATCTGCCTTAGCTGCCGTATCAGTTAACATGGGTAGATTTGTTTATTTTCCGTTTTTAATCGTAACATTTATTCAAATGTTGGGAAACATATTCTTTTCGTTTACATACATTGATGAAACATCACAGACATTCCAAGATTGGATTTCAATGGTTGGTGGATTACTTGAAAATATGGGTATTGAAAAGACTGATTTAAACAGTCATAAAACAGTTTTAGCATTCCTAACTGGCGGATTACTACCAATCATCTCTCTTACATTTGCTCACATGTTGGTTAAGTTCACTGAAAAGAACAAAGAAGTTATTGAGAAAGATGTTGAAACTATTCCGGTGAGAGAAGAAATTAAAATAGTTTTTGATGAAACGAAAAAAACTGAGGAACCTAAAAAATGGGAACCTAATCAAGAACAACTAAATCAGTTAGAGGAAATATTAAAAAATAATTATCCGGTTAAAGAGGAACCTAAAAATGACCCATATCGACCATCAGAAGAAGATTTACGTAAGATTGAAGAAGTTTTAAATGGTTATACTGAAATTGTTAAAGAAAATATTAATGAGAACAATGAGGTAATAACTGAAGACGTTGTTGAAGAACCTGTAGAAGAAGTTAAAACAATTACTGAGGAAAATCAGTATGACAATACGGTTTATATGGGTTTACTTAAAAAAGAAGAAGAAATACAACCTGAAGAGGTTGAAAAAAAAAATGATGAAAATGTCGAATCGACTCAAGATTACAAGGTTTTAAACTATTTGAAAAGGGATGCTTAATATTAAAAAATATGGTAAATTTCCTAAGTTTGAAAAAAACAAAAACAAAAAGCAAATAATTCTTTGTCATAGTTTTAGGCCTCAGAATGAATATCTAACGTCATTAAAGAATCGAAATAATGGTAATTTTGATAGAATACCAAACTATTTTATAAATAAAAAAGGTGATATCATAAGTCTAATACCTGACGATTCTTATTCAAATATTTTTACTGATACGGAGATAAATAGAAATTCTATTGTCATTTGTTTGGAGAATTTAGGATGGTTAAAAAAAACTCCTTTAGGAATATCATATTCTAATTGGATTGGTGATATTTATAGTAAAGATATTTTTGAAAAAAAATGGAGAGATAAGATTTGGTGGGAACCATACCCATTAGAACAGATTGATTCTCTTGTTGGATTATCAAAAAAACTTTTGAGTAAGTTTTCAATAGATAATAGATTTATTGGACACAACACAAAAGTTGAGGGTGTAAAATTGTTTAATGGGATTGTTTGTAAAAGTAATTTCAACAATCGATTTACTGATTTAAGCCCATCTTTTAATTATGAATATTTTAAAAACAATATAGAAAATGAAGGATAACCAAGACATCAAAAATCAGATTAATATAATTAGAGATTTAATTAATAGTAAAAATCCTAATATATCTGAACACATTAGTGAAATAAAGAAAACTTATTTAGTTGAGGACGCAATTAGAGATACTCCTAATATTAATGATAGGTATAATGTACCAGGTGCGGTTGAAGATGAAATTGAAGACACTGATGGTAAAAGTAGTGAATTTGAACAGGGATATCGTATTTCAGGTGGATTATTAGTTTTACATGGTAATAGCACTCAAGATGTTGAATTAACAACTGATGATAAGAAAAATTTCCAAGAAACGATGGACGAGTTTGTTTCCGAAGTTTCTGATTTGGTGAATTTTGGTCAATTAAATGTTTATCAGAGTAATGTTGATTGGAGTGGTAAGATTGTTGATTTTGATTTAAATTTTTATTTCACTATAGGTGAAAGTAATGGTATCTACATTTCAGGTGATATGGTAAAAGTTGATGAAAACTTTTTAGATGGTATTAATAAACTTCAAACTTTCTATGAGAAATTTAAGTCAAAATGGGCTAAAGTTCTTGCTAGTAGAAAGAAAACAAAACCTGAGACAAATGAACAATAAGAATAATATAATTGGAATTTTATTTTTAATTATTATCGGTTTGTTTGTGTATAATATTATTACAACAAATCAAATTAAAACTGATGTTAAAAAATATCAAACATCAATTGATAGTATCCAAACAAAGATTGATTCAGTCTCAATTTTGAATAAAGAATTAGATAATAAATTAGCGGAACTCGATACAAATATATTAGAAATAACCCAAGAAATACAATTGGTTGATAACAACATAAACGTAATTAAAAAGAAAACAAATGAAAAAGTTGCTTCTGTTGATAATCTCGGTAATGATGACCTTCAACATTTTTTCACAGACAAATACGGTAAGTAAAGACACTACTAAGGTTGTTATCAGTTCTGAGGTTGCTAGAAAGATTGCTAAAGATTTGATTAGGTTGGATGGTTGTATTGAAGAAAACCAACAATTATATTCTAAAATTTCTTTATTGGAAAAGAGGGAAGGTGATAAAGATAAGAAAATTGAAATTTTAGAAGAGAAAGATAAAAACAATCAAATTATTATTGGTGAGAAAGACAAACAAATTGGTTTATATGTTGATATGACTGATGATTTAAAGGATGAGATTAAAACCAATAACGATAAAACTAAATGGTGGAAAGTCGGAACCTATGCTGGTGGAGGATTAACACTTTTATTATTAATACTTGCGTTTTAAAATGGCTTTCAATCAATCTGAAAAAAACGAAATAGAAAAAATTGTTAAAAAAGAAGTGAAAGGATTTCTTGAATCAAACACTTTAAAACAATTTGAAACTAAACTTATTGATATTATATCATCTGAAGTTAAGAAGGGTGGTATAAATAAAGATATAAAATTAATTGTAACCAAATCATTACAAGATTTTTATGAGTATTTATTTACATCAAGAAATATTTGGGGAGATAGATTAAAAAGATAAAATATGAACTTAGGACAATCTTTAATGAATAGTATTAGAAAACAGTATGGACAACTTGGTCAATCAGGTGCAGATGCTGCGGAAGATTTGAATAAGTATTCAAAAGCATTAGAAACTAAAGAAGCAACTAGTTCAGGCTCAGTAGGAGCGTTTGTTGGACCGTTATCAGAAGAAGAACATTGTGATGTTTGTGATAAAACTAAATCTGAATGTAGTTGTGATGGTATTAAAAAAGTTGAAGCAACTGAAGCGACAGGTTCTAGCTCATCTGGTTCATATGAAGGACCTTCATTTTTGGCTAAGTCATCAAGTAAGAAAGATTGGAGAGGTGCGTCAAAACCTTTATATAAAGGTGGAAAGTTTGTTAAAATTAAAAAGAAATGTCAAAAGTACCCTTACTGTAACCAAGGTGATATTAATGCTTTAAAACTTTCTGAAACTGATATATTTGAAAATATTGTTGGTAAATTATCTAAAGAATATAATTTAAGTGAAACAACAATTACTAAAATGATTAATGAAGAAATACTAAAAAATCTAAAAAAATAAGTATTTATTATAAAAAACAAAAATGAACCAAAACCAAAAATTATTCAGTAAAATTTTAAATGAAAGTTTAAATGAAAAGGCTGAAGAAATTACAAAAAAAATTAAGGAAAAGGTTGAAACAATGGAAGACGTTGATAAGTACGACTTAGAAGTTGGTACTGATTATGGTTTTGATGATGAGGATGAGGATTATACGTTTATGAGAAGAGGTAAACATTCATCACATGGACCGTTTCATTTTAAAAGAAATAAACAAGGTGGTGATGTCGCCTTTGGAGAAAAAAAAATAGCAAATATGAAAAAAAGAATTAAAGAAGATGATAATGCAGGTCTTGAAGATTTGGCATTAGCGATGGGTTCTAAAGATGCGAGAAGTGAAACAACTGAAAGACTACATGGTGGTCAAAAAAAATTAGATGTTGCAGAACCTAAAGGTAAACTGACTAAAGCGGATTTTTTAAAATTACAAAAAATGGAAGAAGAAGTAGAAGAAGGTAACGCTTTTACTAAAAAATTAAAAGACACGCCAAAAGGTGGTAAATTTAAATTAGGTGGTAAAACTTATACTGATAACTCTGAACTTGATGAAGATTTAGGTGGTATGGGTTTAGGTATGGGACATGATGAATTTGAAGATATTAATCTATCTGACGATGAAAATCCAAGAGTTCAATCACTAAAGAAAAAGTATATGAGAAACTATCCAGAAATTGACCAAGAGGTTGATTTTGTTTCTGATAATGAAGAACCTATTAATTATCGAGTTAAAATGTCTGATGGTGATTTTCTTGATTTATCTGAATCTGAATTAGTTGATATGATTGAAGAACTTGTCACTGAAGAAAAAGTTAAAGATAATTTAAAAAAGACAGGTAAACCGGCTGGTTTGGTTCAATACGATAGAGTTTCTAAAAAAGATAAAGAACAGAACTCAAAGGCAAATAAAGAATCTTTTAAAAAGATGTCTGAATATGTTAAAGCGGGTTCTAAAGATACGTTTAAATCTAATCCTGTTATGTTCCCAAAAGGTAATGGAGAACTTGCAAAAATGGATAAAAAGGCTTATACTGCATCTGAGTATGTTGATGAGTATGTTGACGCATTTGCATACCCAGGTCAAACTAATATAGTATTTGATGAGATTAAACCTGATGATAAAAAAATTGAGATGTACCTTAAAGGTAATAAACTAACAGGTAACGCTGAATTAGATGAGGACGGAAACCCACTAGGTAATGTTGTTCCAAGTAAGTTAGGTGAAAAGATGTATAAGAACTACAAGGATAATTTATATGGTGCAGAACAGTTAGAGGCGTCTTATAAGAGACAATCACAACCTGTTGAGGTTGCTGGTGAAGTAACTCAAAAGGGTGGATTAAAAAGTAAGAAAAGTTCATCAGCCGCTAAAGCTCAAAAAGTTTTAGATAATGTTGACGAATCAATTTTAAATGAAAAAAGTTCGTTGCTTAATGAGGAAATGGAAAACATGAAAAAACTTATTGGGTATCAATACAAAAAATAATTAGTTACTTTATAATAATTTAATTTATAATTCTCTATAGAAATATGGAGAATTTTTTTTTATATATATCTAAACCCGTTGACGACGAAGAGTTTGATTTTTGGGTTGATTCAAATAATATATGTTATTTGAAAATGGAGTTGTTCCAAGATTTTGTTATATCCTTAGTAAATTTGGTTTACAGTACATATCTTGGTCATGAAACAACTATGGAAACAAATATTAAAATAACTGAAGAAGATGATTTAAAACACTTTGATTGGTGTTGGGAAAAAACCATTAAAAATTTTAATAAAGAAGGTGTATTTTTTGAATATGATGGTGAACACAAAACTTTTATAAGAAGTTTTTTAGATGAAACTTTTTATTCTCAAAAAGTTACTGAGGTTAGAATGTCTTTAGTTAAGTTTTTCTCTGAAGTTTTTAATATGGATACAATCTTTACTAAATCTGATTTAGATTTGTTAACTACTTTGTATAAATCATTAGAAAAAAATGTCAAAGTAAATTTACAATAATTTAAAAACCTTTATTCTTGATATTATAATAAACAATTTTTAATTTTTAATTAAATGGAGACTGTAGAAAAAATCAAAGAATTAACTGAATTACTTTCTGTTGATGCCGGAAAATTCTATAACGGTAATAAAAGTGCTGGAACTCGAGCTAGAAAAAGTGCTCAAGAGTTAAAGGCGTTATTACAACAATTTAGAGGAGAAATTTTAGAAGGTAAAAAGAAGGATGCTTAATATAACGTCAATATTTTTATTTTTCTTTGTTCTTAGCATTTTAAATGTGTTTAGAATTTCATTTATTTTTTTAAGAGCCCTACTACAAACTTCACCCGAAAGGTTAAAGTTAAGTGGTAGGGACCTCTTAACTTTCTATTTAACTTTAAGTTATATTATAACCTACATTATTGATTTATCATGAGTATATATAAAGAATTAACACCAATTATAAATTATTTAACACAAATTAGGAAATTAGAAAATTACTTAGTTTTTGATGTTGCTTTCCCGATGACTTGGAAAATGTTAAAAAAACACATAATTGAGGATAAGTTTGTTAATAACGGTACTGCAAATGACTTATTGAATTTATCATTTGTTAGTGAATATGATGAAAAAAATATTAATCTTATTCAGGAAAACATCTTGAATATTATTAATTATAATTTAGAGCGAGAGGAGAAAGAAAGACTATTGGAATCTAAGATTAATGAATTAAAAACTATTTTTGATAAAGAGTCATTAGATAATCTTAAAAATTTTAAATTTGATATTAATAAAAAAATAAGTTTAAACGATGTTAAATCTAGACCAAACTCAGAAGTTATTGAACTCCCTAGCATCATCGCAGAAGAAGGATAAAGATGATTTAGAAAGACAAAAAAAAGAAATGGCGGAATTGTTCAAACAGTTCAAAAAAGAAGATTTCTTTAAACCTGAAAAAAAATTAACATTATGGCAGAGAATAAGGAAAGTGATGAATTTCTAAGTAAATTGGCGATTATTGCTGACGCTTCACAGACTTTATTAAAAGGTAAAGTTACAATTATATTTGAGTTACCTTTGGAAGAATTTGAAACATCGTTATCAACATTTAATACTGGTAAAGATAGCGAGGCTGAACAATTTAAAGTAGATATTTCAGGGACTGATTTTATTTTTATCTTGGATAAGTAGTAAAACTTGTATACAAGAACTTTTTATTAAATCCTTTCTCAATCAATAAGTTGTATAGGTATTTTCTCTGTGACTGAGAGACATCTCTAACAATCATTAGTTTTGATTTAACTTCCAAAGTACTCAGTATTGTTAAAAATCTTTCACAATCTTCTTCATTCTTTAAACTAAATAATGAAAAATCGTCATCATTTTGTAAAACAAATTTATTTTTAATTTGTGAGATAAGATACAATTTATCTTTTATATAATTCTTAATAAAGTAGTCGACACTAATCTTATTATCATTTTTTACATCAAAAAGACTTTCTTCTAATCTATACACGTTAATTTTTTGTATATAGTTGTTATTGTCAATCTTAGGGTCGATTGATTTATTCCTACCAAACTCATCTAAATAATGAATATTATTATCGACATATTTGTCAGATACAATACCAAGGAAAAACTGACACTCATAACCATTTTCAAATTTCTTATCAAAAATAATTTCATTTGACTTTGATATTAAATTTTTATAATATTCATTTGCAAGATTTTCTCTAACAAAGGATTTAAGTTTCTTTTTTTTCTTGTTATTTTTAAATAAAATTATATGGTATTTTGAATCCATAGAGTAATGATAATAAATTTATAAAAAATTAAAATAGTTGGAAAATTTTTACGAAATACTTGGAGTCGATAGGTCATCAACACAAGATGAAATTAAAAAGGCGTATCGAAAATTAGCAGTTGAACATCACCCTGATAAAGGTGGTAATGAAGAGACATTTAAGAAAATTTCTCAAGCGTATGATACTTTGGGTGATGATGAAAAAAGAAGACAATATGATTTAGGTGGTAGTAATCCGTTTGGAGGGTTTGACTCAGACCCATTTAGTATGTTTAACGATTTGTTTAATAATATGGCGGGTCCAAAACAGAAAAGAGCACCTGATAAAGTAGTTGATTTAAATATAGGTACAATTGATTCTTTTTTAGCTCATAATATAGATGTTCAGTTTAGTCGAAAAGTTAATTGTAACACCTGTAATGGACAGGGTGGGGATAGAATTACTTGTAACACTTGTAATGGTTCAGGTAGAATAGTACAAAGAGTTGGTAATTCTTTCTTCTCAAATATTTTACAGACAACATGTAACTCATGTCAAGGTAAGGGATATTCATTAAAGAATGTTTGTTTCTCCTGTGCTGGTGAAGGTAAAAATAATAAGTTTGAAACTATTAATATCAATTTACCTCATGGTATATCTGATGGTCAATTGATTAAAGCATCATCTATGGGTGATTATCATAATGGTTTGTTTGGTGATTTAATATTAAAAGTTAAAATAACACCACAGGATGGTTTTGATAAGGTAAACAACGACTTAGTATACAATTATCAAATGTCGTTAGATGATTTTAATAAAGATACTTTAGATGTCCCACATCCATCAGGTAGTCTAAATATTAAATTACCTGAAGAGATAGATACAACAAAACCCCTACGTGTTAAAGGTAAGGGTTTTAAAAATGACGGTATTGGTGATTTCTATGTTAATATGTACGTTAAACACAAGAGGGGGTAGATTTATTCGTCTATCTCTGTTAGATACATCCAAGCATAATCGTTGTATTCAATTGCGATGAATATATAACCTTGAGTTTCAGATGGACCCATATGGAAGTTACAGTTACCACCTTGTGAATCTAACATTCTGTAAGTGATATATGAATCTTCGTCACTTAGTTTGGTTACTACACGATATACTTGGGTTTGTTGACTAAAGATGGTTACTTTGTCGTCTTCTAACTTGATTAGAATATCCACTGATGTTGGTGAACCATTCCATACGATTTCGTTATTTGTGTCTCTATAACCTGTATAGAGTTCTACGGCTTTAGCAAAACCTACTTCTTGAGAGAATGATAATAGTGTTGAAAGAACTAAAAAGACTGATAAGATAAATTTTTTCATTGTGTATATTTTTTTGTAAAGATACTATATTCTATGGATTTATGAAATAAATATTGTTATTTTTTTTAGGTATGAAGAAAATATTATTTATAGTCCCACACCTATCTACTGGGGGACTACCACAGGTTACTACGAATAAGATTCAACTTCTTAAAGACGATTATATTATAAAGTGTGTTGAATACGGGTGTTATTCTTGGGATTTTGTTGTTCAGAAGAACAGAATTAAAAATATGATTGGTGAGGACAATCTTATTACTCTATGGGATGATAAGAATGTTTTAATTGATGTTATTAACGATTTCCAACCTGACATTATATCAATGGAGGAGTTCCCTGAATTTTTCATGGATAATAACATTACAAGACAAATTTATAGACAAAATCGTCCATATAAAATATTTGAAACCACGCACGATTCAAGTTTTAAACCAACATCTAAGGTTTGGTTTCCTGACAAGTTTATCTTTGTTAGTGTGTTTAATGCTATTCAGTATTCAATGTTTGACATACCTTATGAGGTAATTGAGTATCCTATTGAAAACAGAGAAAAAAGAAAGAACATGCTCCAAGAAAAACTTGGGTTCGATAAAGGGTGGAAACATGTTGTTAATGTTGGGTTATTCACTGAAAGAAAAAATCAAAAATACATTTTTGAAATTGCTCGTAAGTTAGAAAATAGTAAAATTAAATTTCATTTCATTGGAAATCAGGCAGATAACTTTAGAAGTTATTGGGAACCACTGATGAATAACAAACCTGAAAACTGTATTATTTGGGGTGAAAAGGATAATGTAAATGAATTTTTGGAAGCGTCCGATTTGTTTATGTTCCCATCAAAAGGGGATAGAAATAATAAAGAATTAAATCCAATTGCCATTAAGGAGGCTATTGAATATGGTATTCCTATGATGATGTATAATTTGGATGTGTATTGTGGAAAATATGATAAACTACCTCAAGTTACATTTTTAACTGGAGATATAGATAAAGATGTAAATAATATGATGGATGTATTAAATGTTGGGGGTATTGACTCTCTTTTCAGTTTTGATTTTAATGGTGATAATAATCAGATTACCATTAACTATACCGGCAATAAAAAGTTTGATTTTAATGTTAGTATTAGAGACATAACTTCAAAGGCTCCGATGTATTGGTTTAATTTACCTTTGGAATACCCAATATTTTATTGGACAATGCCTATCCCAATTCATATTAAAAAATTCAAAGACAATCCTAACTTTAGAGGATTTTTAGTTGAGTTCTATGATGTGGAAACAAACGAATTAGTTTTTGGTCAAGAGTTAATTGTTAATCCTAATTTCTACCCAAGAATACCTGAATTTAAATTTAAACCTTTGGATTGTAATTACATTAACTATTATGAGTTTTTTGTTGATAGATGTTTTGATGATTTAAAGTTAGAAAATCTTGATACTGTAATTGATATTGGTGCTAATGTTGGGTTATTCGCTAAGTACATGTATACCATAAATGCTAAAAAAGTTATTTTAGTTGAGGCAAATCCATACCTAAGGGAAAGTATTGAATATCATTTAGATGGTGATTTATCTAAATCAACCATTTATATGAACCCTGTTTACAAGGAACATACCAAGATTGATTTCAGATTTTCAAAAGAAAATTCAACTATTGGGTCAAATGTTTTTGACGGTAATGTGGGAGAATATGGTCAACTTAACAATTTAATTAGTTGTGACACTATTACTATTGATGATATCTACAAAGATAATGACTATGGTAGAATATCATTATTTAAATGTGATATTGAGGGTGGTGAATACCCAATTTTTGAATCAATTACTGATGAACAGATTGGATTGGTGGATAGATTTATGATTGAGTTTCATGAAAATACCAATGGACAAATTAATATCATACTTGAAAAACTTGAAAAAAATGATTTTGAATATGATATTATCATTTATGAAATGGGACGTAAAACTAAAGCGGATAAAAACGCTAAACATGGAGTAATCTTTGCTAAACCTAAAAATAAAGTTAACAATGACATTTTAGATTTTTCACAAAACAATGAACAGGAAATAATTCTATCATTTTTTGATGGGGAAGACCCAAAAACAAATAAATTTTTAGATATTGGTGCGAATGACGGTAAAACATTTTCAAATACACACGCGCTTGCATTATTAGGATGGGATGGAGTTTGTGTTGAACCTACCCAAACTGCTTTTTTAAAATTACAGAATTTATATAAAAAAAATAAAAATATTAAATGTATTAATGCGGGTGTTTCAAATAAAACAGATGTGATAAATATACATGAAAGTTTGAACTGGGATGTGAGCGATGCTCCGCAGGGAATATTATCTACTATACATCCTGAAAATAAAGAAAGATTTATTGGAATGAGTTGGAAAGAAAATCAAATAATAGTATACAATTTTAATGATATTGTTGAATATTATGATTTAGAAAAAGATACCTATGATTTCATTAATATTGACGTTGAAGGGCATGAATTAATTGTAATAGATGAAATACAAAATAAATTAAAAAAATGTAGATTATTGTGTGTTGAAAAAACTAATGATGAAAATAGTAATCAAAAAATAATACAAAAACTACATGAATTTGGATTTACAATTACGCATACAACAACTGATAATTATATTGCTAAAAAAATAAAATAATATGAAATTAAGAACACCTGGTACATTGTCATCATCGGTTTACGATGTCACAAAAAAATTTGAAGAACAATTAGCTGAATATGCTGGTGCACCATATGCTGTTACAGTTGATAATCAAAGTAACGCTTTATTTTTAGCGTTGTATTATGAGAAAATTAATGGTAAAACAATTAAAATACCAAGTAGAACATACCCGTCAGTACCTTGCGAGATTATCCACGCTGGAGGTAAAGTCGAGTTTGAACCTGTTTATGGGTCAACATTAAAAGGAGCGTATCAACTATCACCAACAAATGTTTGGGATTCGGCATTAAGATTTACAAGTGATATGTATATACCAGGAACACATATGTGTTTATCATTTACAGGCCCATATAAACACTTAAAACTTGGTAAAGGTGGTGCAATCTTAACTGACGATTTTGAGGCTTACAAGTGGTTTAAACGAGCGAGATATTCAGGTAGGAATGAAGTATCGTATCATGATGATAATTTTGATATGTTAGGATGGAATTTTTACATGATGCCTGAAATTGCTTCAAGAGGTTTATTACTTATGAATCAATTTTATAACATGGATGGTACACCTAAACATAATGAAGATTTGGAACTACCATATCCTGACTTATCAAAATTTGAAATATATAAAAAATAATGGGATTTTATAGTAAAAATGAGTTGGTCGAAATAGGTTTCAAATCTATTGGGGATAATGTTTTAATTTCTAATAGATGTTCAATTTATAATCCTAAAAATATTGAATTGGGTAATAATGTTAGAATTGATGATTTTTGTGTGATAAGTGCTGGTAATGGAGGAATTAAGTTAGGTAATAATGTCCATATTGCAATTTTCTGTAGTTTAATGGGTAATGAAGAAATTGTAATGAAAGATTTTTCAGGACTATCTTCTAGAGTATCCATATATACATCAACAGATGATTATAGTGGGGAATTCATGACAAATCCCACAGTTAATAAAGAATTTACAAATGTGATTTCAGGTAAAGTCATATTAGGTAAACATGTTATTATTGGTGCGGGTACTATAATATTACCAAATGTTGAGATTGAAGATTATAGTGCTATAGGTAGTTTATCATTAGTAAATAAAAACATATCTGAGTCTAAAATTGCGGTTGGAATACCGGCTAAAGAAATAAAGGATAGAAAAAAAAATATAATAAATTTAGAATGCGAGTATCTGAAAAAATTTTAATTTCTGAAGATATGGTTAAAGATTTCTCTGAGTTATCAGGAGATAAAAACCCAATACACTTAGATGAGGAATACGCTAAATCAACTATTTTTGGTAAAAGAGTTGCTCACGGGATGTTATTAAGTTCCTTTTTTTCAAGATTGATATCTGAAGTATATCCTGGTAAGGGTTCAATATATCTACAACAAAATTTGATTTTTAAAAACCCTTGTTTTATTAATGATGAAATTGAGGTGATTGTAGAACTTGATAAAAAAGACGGAAATAAGTTTTTTTTAAAAACAATAATTTTTAAAGATGATGAAATTTTAATTGAGGGGAATGCAATAATTCTAAAAAAATAATAGGGATAAATAATGAAAAAAATACTTACGGTAGTAGTACCATCTTATAATTTTGAAAAATATATTGAAGAGTGTATTGATTCAATATACTCTCAAAAAATTAATTATGGGTTTGATGTGATAGTAAGGGATGATGGGTCGACAGATAATACTAAAGATGTTTTAATTAAATTAAAAGAAAAATACCCTAATTTAATAATTTTAAATGGTGATACTAATTTAGGAGGTTTTGAAAATATTAGAACTTTATTAAATTACTGTAAAACAAAATACATTGCTTATATTGACGGAGATGATTATTTTGATAATTATACAATCTTAAATGAAGAAGTTGAATTTTTAGAGAACAGTCCAAATTATAGTATGGTTTGTACAGGAACAAGATATTTGCATCCCGATGGTACCAAGATACCTACAGTTCCTGAATTGTTTATTAGTTCATTTCTTGACGATATAACTACAGATGATTTATTAACTATTAATCATGCATCTTTTGCGAGGGTATTTAGAAACATACCAAATTTAATTAAAGATTATTTTACAAATTTACCTTATGTTGATTGGCCGCTTAATTATGAAATTAGTAAACACGGTTTAATTAAGTGTATTCATAAATGTGGGGGAATTTATCGAATATCAAATGATGGTATGTTTTCAAATATTTCGGAAGAAGAAAAAAACAAAAAAAACATAATAGTTTCTAATGAACTCAAAAGACAAAATATTAAAGATGAATTTAAAACAATAACAATAGTCGATTGTTTTATCCATAATGAAAATGTTTTAAATAAGTTGGAGTTATGTATTAATAACTTAAAAAAGTATAACCATACAATACTTCTTGTGTCTAATACTATTGTTCCTGAACATATATTAAAAATTGTTGATTATCATTTATATAACTCAAATAACATTCTTTTTGAAGGTGAATACACTAATTCCGAACCAGTTATTTTTTGGAAAAACCTTGGTTCATTAACAACTCATGAAGTTACAAATACAATACAAAAACATGGATTACCTGTTATGGTTAATTTGTTTAACTCATTAGATTTGTGTAAGTCATTTGGGTTTACACATTTCCAAAGAATTGAAGTTGATGATTTATATAGTGAAGAAGGTTATGAATATATGACAACTGTACCAGTGATTTGTTCTACTCAAAACAAAAAGGGAATGTTTTATTTTAATGAAGGTAGAGATGTTTCGTTCCATTATTTTTATTGTGAAATAGAATACTTCCAACAGATAATTAATAGGATTAATTGTGAGGAAGATTATAAAAATTATTTACAAAATAATGGATTTGGTACTGATTTTATTAATGTTGAAAAATATCTTTATCACAATATTAATCAAAAAGATAATGGATTTTTGATTAGAAAAAATGGTGAAATATCCATGAATGAAGATTTTGTGGGTACGATTTGGAATACTGAAACGACAGTTAGTAATATATCATCAAAGTTTAACGGATGCTCAATTAAAATTTATAATATTTTAGGACAAGATTCTAAAATGGTATTATCGTATAATTACAATAATTTTAAATCAGAAAGAAAAATAATTGTTAATTTTTTAGATGATAGTAATGAAACTTATTATTATACTTTGGAAAATTATGGTCATTGGTCATTTAATATTTTTAATAGTGAAATTAAAAAAGTATCGGTATATGACACTCAGACAAATGAATTTTTATACGATATTATAAATGAAAATATTCTTGATTATGTGGTATTTTCTTAATTTTAAAATTTAAAAAATGTATAATAATAAAAAAATATCTTTAACAATAATGTCTTGTAAAAGACTACATTTCTTAAGACGTGTTATTAAAGCATTTTCTGTTTTTTGTTTAGATACGGAAATAATAGATGATATAATTTTCTTTGACGACTCATCTAATAATGACGATAAAAGAGAAATGGAAAAATTACTAAATGATTATTTTCCAAATACAAACAAAATCATCACTCACTTTTACCCGAATTCATTTCCTGATAATTTTAGACACGCTAGAGTATTAAATTCTTGGAGAGATAAATTAATCGAGACTGATTCTGATTATTGTTTTTTATTGGAGGATGATTATCTTTTTATGGATTTATTCAAGATTACTGAAGCGATAGATGCGTTAAGTTTAAATAATGGTTATGCTTATTTTGGATATTCTCAGAGTTTTAAAAAATTTCCTGATAATATCAAACCTGTTGAATATGAAAATTATTGGGAGTGGTACTATGACCCAAATTTACCATTGAATTGTAATTTATTTTATGATGATGTTTCGGCATTACAAGTAGTTCAAACACCTGACTTATGGTTAACATATATTAACTGGCCAAGTTTTTCATTAAGACCTGGTGTTCATAATGTCAAAAAACTATTGTCAATAGGGGAATTTTCAACAACATTCAATCCAAATGAAACTAAAGTTGAATTGGAATTTGCTGAAAGGTGGTCAAAAAAATATAAATCTTTATGTCATAAAAGATTCCACATTATCAATTTAGGTTTTGAACCATCAACAAGTGCTTATACAATAAATAAATCAGAATAATAATATGAAGTTTAATTTAATTAGATTGGAAGAAAAACGATTAATTACAGAATCTGTTTGTGAAATACATTATAGTGTTGAAAATCCAATCAGTAATGAAAGTACTATAAAATTAACTATACTAGACCCATTTTTTAATATCGAATACATACCAGGTTCGGACACTGTTACAATTCCAAATAATATTAATTTTTGGACTCGATTTAGTGTTGATGAAATTGATAATAATGAAAAACCTAATTTAAAATTTGGTGTTAGAATTAAAGTTGAAGATTTAAGTACTAATCAAATAATATATGATGAGGTAATTAAGACTCACCATAAATCTTTTGAAATGCGTAATCATTCTTTATCTAATCCTGAATATCTTAAAAGAGCTTGGATTATAGGGGATTCAAACGCTTGGGCTAGTTTTGGCGATACTAATAATAAATTTGATAGGGTAGGGAGACATGTACCTATAAGGGTTAGTCAGACTTCATTAAGTTTAAATCGATTTGTTAATGGTGACTTCTTAGGGTTACTTGATTCTCTTCCGATACAAGAAAAAGATGTTTTAGTGTTCTATTTGGGTGAGATAGATTTCAGATACACAATTCATAAACATTGTGAAAACAAGAACATTACTTTAAAAGAAGCTTGTTTAGAGTTGATGGATAGTTACTTTAATTCAATTTTAAAAATTAAAGAAATTTATAATAATCGTATTGTTATATTGTCACCTAATCCACCGATGAGAGATGGATTTTTATATGAATATATATTAGGAACTGAAGATGATAGAAAACTTTGTTTTAAATTATTCGATACATATTGGAAAAATAAAATTGGTTTTATTGAATATTTGGATTGGACTAAAGACTATACACTACCTGATGGATTAGTTGACACATCTAAACTATGTAATAATAATCACCATATTCGTTATTACGATTCAATAGTGAATTTATTATCTAAACAACTTTCTAAATCAACAAAAACAAATATTATAAAAACTAATGAACCAAAAGAGTTAGTGGATTATTGTTTGGATTTTGATTTGATGGAAAAATGTATTTTCATGCAGGTGTATGAAGAAATATTAACATTATCCTATTGGCTAGGAGGGTTTAAACCTCATAATATATTAGAAATTGGGACAATGGGTAGTACCTTTTGGTTGATGTCAAAACTATCAACGGGTAAGAAAGTTTCAGTAGATATTGAACCAAGACAATCAATTATACATCATTTTATGCACGGAGAAGATTGGAAATTCTTCCAAGGGGACTCACATACTAAAGATATGTTTGAACAAGTAAAAGATTTTTGTCCAAAATACGATTTTATTTTTATTGATGGTGACCACACATATGATGGTGTTAAACATGATTTTGAATTATATAAAAATTTATTATCACCACGTGGTGTGATTGGTTTCCACGACATTGACCCTAACCATATATTCGCCGATAGTTACGCCGGTCAGGTTTATAAATTTTGGCAAGATTTAGATGAAGGTACAAAAATTAATTTAGTATGTACTAAGTCATCTGGTAATGTTAAATTAAATGGTCAACACTCACAAGGGTTTGGTGGTATTGGATTATGGAGACCGTAAAAAATCATATGAATTATAAGATTAAATTAGTTCATTTACAGACAACACAGAATGAACATAGAGAAAAAGAATCAAGAAAATCTGTACAACAGGTAATCCCTTATGGTATTGAATATGTTTTACATCAGAACGAGTTATATGCTTCTTTACCTCCAATTCATACTAGTGTTAGACCACATAATGTTAGAATGGGTAAGTATGAAGATGTTAATGACCCTGAATATGGTAACGCTTTAACACCGGCTCACTACGGATGTTTTGAAGCATTTAAAATAGGTATCTTATCTGAATTTGATAATGATTTAGATTTCTTAATTGTCTGTGAAGGTGATTGTATTATAGAAGTTCCGATTGAGGAGTTTATAGATAAAGTTAATCAGGTGTGTAGTATTGTTAATCAGGAAGACATTTCTTATTTTTCATTCGGTGATACTAAAACCTTAGATTATGGATGGCACCAATCTGATGTGGTTAGGGAAATACCAAATCAAGATTTATTGTTTATTACAAATAAAATAATTGGTTTACAATGTATAATGTTTTCAAAGAAATCACGTAAAACAATAATGAACCAGTTGAGAACACATAGATGGGATTGTGCTGACACGTTTTTCAATATAATATGTTCAGAACAAAGATTGACCATGGGTGTTTTAAATAAAAGAATAACAACTCAAGTAGATGGTGAGTCATTTATAGATAAAGAATATAAAGTTTTTACAAAATAGTATGAAAAATTTAAAAATCCTATTTAATTTTGCAACAAGGAGTAGACCTAAAAAATTTATTAATGTAATTAATGAGTTATGTGATAAATTATACGATTATGAAAATTGTATAATTTTAGTCTCAATAGATAATGACGATGATACAATGAATTCAGATGAAATTAAAAATTTTATTTTAAATCATAGATATTCAAGTATTATAAAAGTATTTTCATCGGACTCTAAAGGTAAAATAATTGCCACAAATTATAATATTAATAAAATATCTGATTGGGATATTGTTATGAATATTGCTGACGATTTTGAATTTCCTAAAGAAAATATTGATTTACATATTAGAAAATATATGTTAGAGTTTTACCCTGATTTAGACGGTATTTTACATTTTCCTGATGGTATACAAAATGAATTAATTTGTACACATCCTGTTATGGGTAGAAAATATTATGAAAGATTTGGTTATATATTTAACCCTATTTATTATTCTTTTTACTGTGATGATGAACTTACTCAAGTCGGTAAAATTTTAAATAAAATAACATATATTGGTGATTTTATTTATTTACATAAACATTATTATTTTAACCCAGGGTCAATGGATGAACTAGATATTGAGAATGAAAAATATGCTTCAACAGATAGGGAAACTTATGATAAAAGAAAAAATGAAAATTTTAGTTTAATATGAGAATTACACAAGTAACACCTGGAATTATTACAATACCACCAAATGGTTGGGGGGCGGTTGAAAAAGTAATATGGGAATATTACAACAATATTAAAGAGTTAGGACACCAATGTGATATAAAATATCTTAATGAGGTAGATACTAACAGTAGTGATATTATTCATATTCATATGGCTAATTTGGCTATTGAAGCGGCAAATAGAGGTATCCCTTATATCTTCTCATTACATGACCACCACGTTGTTTATTACGGTAAGGAGTCATCTAACTACCAACAAAATTTAGAAGCAATTAAAAGGTCTGTGATATCTTTCACCCACGCTGAGTTTTTAGTTGATTACTTTGATGAGACAGATAAGTTGTTCTATCTATCACATGGTGTTAATACTGATTTCTTTAAAAATGACAATCCAAAAAGAACTGAACATAAATTATTGTGTTTAGCAAACAATGGTATTGGTGGTGATTCAACCTACGATAGAAAAGGATTTAGATATGCGATTGAATCCGCAATCAAATTAGATTTACCTATTACTGTTGCTGGTCCTGAAAATAACAGAATATTCTTTGAACATCACAATGACTTATTAAATTACGATAAGTTAACTTTAATGTTCTCAAATCCAAATGAAGAACAAATATTAGAACTATATAAAAGTCATTCAATCTTCTTACATCCATCTATGTTGGAAGCCGGACATCCAAACCTAACATTATTAGAGGCGGTATCTTGTAATATACCCGTTGTTGGTACTTATTTGGGTTCACAAACAATAGAAGGAATGGTTATAGTTGAAAGAGATGTAAATCAAATAGTTAGTGGTATTAAACAAGTAATTGACAATTATGATTTATATTTAAATAACACTGAATTAGATAGACAAAAATACGATTGGAGTGTTATTACTAAAAGGATGGTTAGAATTTATGAAGACCTTATTAACAGTAGAAAAAATTTGAATAGTCTTGAGACAAAACAAAGATTTGATAAAGTATTTGAAAATACTGAAATAAAACCAAAAGAGATGGTTGAAAAAATTGAAGTAATTAATCATTATATCAACGGAGCGTTAGTTGAAATTAAGGGTAATAGTGATAAACGATATTTGGTTGAGTTTTGGAATCAGAGTGGTGACTGTGAATATCGTGAGGAGATTGGTTGTAATATGTGGGTCAGATTAAGTAAGAAATATTTTGATGAGTATACTTTAAAAATTTACTCTGAAGGTAATTTAATTAGTGAAAAGAAATATAATGCGGAGAACAAACGAGTATATATCGCTTTAGATTCTAAATCTTTAGGTGATACATTCGCTTGGGCACCTTACGCTGAGGAATTTAGAAAAAAACATAATTGTAAGGTTATCTGTTCAACATTCTTTAACGATTTGTTTGTAAAACAATATCCTGAAATACAATTTGTCCCCCCTGGCAGTACGGTTGATAACCTATACGCAATGTATGAGATAGGTTGGTTTTACGATGGTGATAATGTTAAAACTGATAGACACCCAAGTGACTTTAAATTAGGTCCATTACAAAAAACCGCGACAGACATTTTAGGTTTGGAATATAAGGAAGTAAAACCTTTAATTAAAAACCCTAACAAGTTAAAGAAAAAACGAGTTGGATTGGGTATTCATTCAACCGCTCAATCCAAATATTGGAATAACCCAAAAGGATGGCAAGAAATTACTGATTATCTTATATCTCTTGGTTATGAGGTAATCATTTATTCAAAAGAGGAAGATGGGTATATGGGTAATTTTTATCCTAAAGGTGCTAAACAAAACCCTTCTGGCTCAATCTATAAACTGATTGAAGAGTTATCTACCTGTGAATTCTTTATTGGAATATCAAGTGGTATTTCATGGGTTACTTGGGCTTTGGATATCCCAACAGTATTGATTTCAGGATTTACTGAAGAGTTTAACGAACCTTATGATAATGTTTATAAAGTTAGTGCACCTGAAAATACTTGTAGAGGATGTGCAAATAAGTTTAGATTAGACCCAGGTGATTGGAATTGGTGTCCAATAAATAAGGGGAATGATAAAATGTTTGAATGTTCTAAAAAGATAACATCTGAGATGGTAAAAGATAAAATTATTGAATTACTTGGTAAGTAATTCAATAATGTCTTTAACAAATTCAACTATACCATAGATAGTGAAACTAAATACTAACACCCCAATTGCGACTTGAGGAACGATACTTTGTTTCATTTTATCACATTTAGTACATTTTTTTTCTTCGGTTTTTTTTAAATTTTCCATATTCTGTGTTATTTATAATTATGAACCTTTTAAGTTGTATAGTAAAAATAATAAATGAAGAAAGGATTGGAAAGCTTTTTGGAGATATTAAAGTTAAAGTATCTATTGAAAACTCGGCGCACGGAAATACACAAAGGTATAGACATGGTAAAGATGAAGTAATTACTAATGATGAAATCTTAAGTTTATTAAACCTTGGACTACCTGAAATATTAAGAGGTATTAAAGAGGGAGAGTTAGGACAAGATTCATCAATAGTAGTTTCACAAAAAGATTATCCATTCCTGAATGTTATTACCAATTTAGAAGAACAAGATTGTTATAATTTTCAAATTAATATTGTCACTACCATACGTAAGAAAAGATTTTACACAACTGGTAAAAACGATTTCCAAATTTACGTATAAATAAAAACCCCCAAAACATCCGATGTAATGAGGGTTTCTATCTTTTTCACCTAACGGTTGAGGCTTTTGCCTTTGAACACACCGGGGTTCAATTCCGACTTAATGATTTGGTTGGGTTATTAAGTTGACCCCATTCGTTTAACTTGAATACAAATATAAATAGAATATCCCGAATAAAAAAATATATTTTAAACTTTTTTTGACATATCTTTGTCGTATGAAACAGGAAATACTACCACTTAACTTACGTCACGTCGCTCAAATTGTGAGACGAAATATGATTACAAAAGTTGTACCATGCGGCAAGGAGTATTCGCGTAAAAAACTTAAGAAGGTTGATATCTACCAAGATTAGAATTATATTTAGATAAAAATTATTTTATGGCATTATCATATATTGGAGGTAAGAGTAAGATAGGTAAGTGGATTGTCCCATTCTACCCAACAGATATGGAAACGTATGTTGAAACATTTGGTGGTATGTTTTGGTGTTTCTTCAACATGGATTTAAAACAATATCCTAATTTAAAAAGAGTTGTTTATAACGACTTTAATCCTTTGAACTATAATTTGTTTATGTGTCTTCAGGACCCTGAGACTCTGTTATCCTCAATTAATAGTATCCCATGTCAACAACAAGGTGTGGAAGTAACACCACCAGTTTATAAAGAACAATTTAATGAGTTTCAAAAGGAAATTTTCTCTCATGGTTTAACAATTAACTATCCTGATTATGGTGTTGCTGCGAAGTATGCTTATGTTCTGACACAGGTTTTCAGTGGTTCAAAACCTGAGACATCAAGTTTTATTGATTTAAAGGGAAAGTATAAGTCAAAATATCTTACCTTTAGAGATAAATTATCTAAACCTGAATGGGTGGAACATTTCAATAGAATATCAGAGTTTAGATTGGGTGATTTTGAAGATGTTATTAAAGAGTTTGATAGTCCAACAACATACTTTTATGTTGACCCGCCGTACTGGAAAACCGAGAACTATTACTCAAACCACGATTTTGATAGGGAAGACCACGAAAGATTGGCTGATTGTTTGAAAGGTATTAAAGGTAAGTTTAGTTTATCTTACTACGATTTTCAGTTGTTGAATGAGTGGTTCCCAAAGGAGGAATACAAATGGGAGAAGAAAGAATTTGCTAAAGCCGCGGCAGCAAAGAAAGGAAAGGTACAAAATATGGGGGAAGAACTATTAATTATGAATTATTGATATATTTATATAAAAACTTTAGAAATGAAATTTACTAATATCTTAAAAAACATTATCTTAGAAGATTCAAGATTTAATCTTCTATATGATAAATTAGTTGACAAAGGTGGTAGAAAACCTGAACCTGGTAAAATCCCTTTTGAAACATTGAGAACTATTATCTTTGCTGACCCTACTACAAGAGCTCCGCAAAGCTTACTTCAAAATATTGATAGTCTAACACCTGAACAAATGGAAATTGTTAAGGTTGGTAAGTATACTAACTGGATATTAAAGAATTTCTTGAAACCATCATTTAGTGATGAAAGAGCGGATGTTGAAGTTGGTTCACCTGAATATAAACAATTAGTTAAAAGATATCGTGACTTATACCTTGAGGATTTATACAAGGTTACTGACGACTTAAAGAAGTTTGAGAGATTCAAAGGTCAATTAGAAGCTGACAAAAGAGATATTAATAAATTGACTGTTGATACATTATTTGATGCGGTTAAGGACTTTAAGTTAGAAAAAACAAAAGGAACAAAACAAGAAAAAGAAGAAGCTAAATCAACTTACCAATACCCTGGTTCAACGATTGCATTTAAAGGACCAAACTGGACTGTTGTTAAAATTGAAGACCAAACTGAACTTGGTAAAAACGCGGCTTGTTTCTTTGGTGGTTATCACGAACCTGATATGGGTGAAACAAGATGGTGTACATCTTCACCTGGTTTAAGTTACTTTAACACTTATATCAAACAAGGACCATTATATGTAATTCTACCTAATCAAAGTTCTGATTTGGGTAAGAAATCAGGTCTACCTGTTGAAAGATACCAATGGCACTTTCAGTCTAATCAGTTTATGGATAGAAACGATAGAAATGTGAATATTGTTGAAATGTTACAAGGTAAGTTGGCGGAACTTAAAGAATTCTTCAAACCTGAATTTGCTAAAGGATTGGCAAAAGAGAATGGTAAGAGAGTTGATATTGTTTATCCTGAATCTTCAGCAGGTAAGTTCGTTGGATTATATGGATTTAAAGAATTATTTGACAACCTACCAGATGACTTGGAGCAATTAATTATCCAAACTTCAAAAAACATTAAAGAAACAATTGCTCTTGAGGTTCCTGAAAGTATTGGAAGATTTGATAAGTTACAAACACTTTTATTAGGTGGTATGGTTAAATCTGTTCCTGATAGTATTTGTAATTTGACAAGTTTACTATTACTTGCTTTACCAAACAACCCTCAGTTAACGACTATCCCAACGTGTATTAAAGATTTACCTATGTTAGGTTTCTTAAATGTAAGTGGAAGTAATGTTAAACTTCCTGAAGAACTTAAAGATGTTTTACATGAGGAAGGTGATGGTTATTATTATGTAGTTTAATAAATTAGTTATATCTTTGTTTCCTAATCTTACTGCCTATGAAAAATGTAGATGCGGAAATTTACTTAAATCAGTTGATAGGGTTCTTCGAAAAGAACCCCAACGATTTGATTGACTTAATCGGGAAACTTAAGAAAAATACTTTCTACGAAAGGGTTAAAGAAAAAGTTTACGAAAACCTTGATAATGGTTTGGAACTTATCCTTACCCAGCAACAACTTATTGATATTGTTGTAGGTATGTACGATGAGACAAACAAAACTGTTAAACCATTAGAAATAAAAACACCTGTTATCAAAACAAATTACGGAATTATTTGGCTTAACTAAGAAAGTGTTGTATATTTGTAGTCATAAACAAATAAACACTATGAACCTACAAGATTTAAAAACAACAGTACCAGCATTATTCCAAACTGAAAAACTTTCAAAATTATCTGACCGTTACACCATGGTTCCTACCATTGATGTAGTTGACAAGTTCATCCAAAACGGATGGCAAGTAAGTGGAGCAAAACAAGTGGGTAAGAGCTCATTTGGTAAACACCAAGTTCGTCTTCGTAACGCAGAACTTCCACAAGTAGGTGACTCGTTATTAGAGGCGGTAATCACCAACTCACACAACGGAAGTTCAACTCTTCAAGTAGGTGCAGGTTTATTCCGACTTGTATGTAGTAACGGTTTGACTGTTCCTGTATCAACTTTCGGAGATATGAAACAAACACACTTGAACTTGAGTATGAGTGATGTTGAATTGATTACTGAGCAGTTCGTATTAAACACTCCAAAAATCCAAAAGTCAGTAACCCGTATGATGGAAGTTACTATGGATACTGAAAGAAAGATTGACTTCGTATCTAAGGCGGTTGGTATCCGTTGGAAGAACACCGAGGATATTTCAACTCTAACTTTGGAGACAATCATTGACCCACTTCGTGATGGTGATAGTGATGATAACCTTTGGACAACCTTCAACGTAGTACAAGAGAAGTTAATCCGTGGAGGGTTCATCAAACAACAAGGACGTAACACTCGTTCAGTAAAGGGTATCCAATCCTTGAATATGGATAACATGATTAACACAAAACTTTGGGAACTAGCTGAAACATTTTGCTAATGGACAACCTATTCACACTCATCAACGAAAAATATTATGTCGGTCACTATCTCCCCTACAATTCGGTGGGGGAGATTACTGATAGTATTCTTGTAGAACCATTTGGTTTGAAAAATAAATATCATGCGAGAGAGTCTTTTGACGGTAAGCATTATGTTTATACATTTGATAAATCAGTTAATAACGATAAAGAGGAGTTTGAAAAAAATTATGGTAATCCTCTTTGTGATGTAACTGTTTTTAGAAGTACTTTTGTTGTTGAGGAGAATGAAGATAAGGTTTGTTTAAAAGTATTCTATTGTGGAAAACACAGAAAGGCTGGTGAAGTATTTTTTCGTAAAAGTACCAAACTGAACTACATTACATTTAATAAGAAAACCAATATTTTTACGGTTGGTAAAAACACTGAATACCATAAGAAAAGAGGTAAGGGTAAAGGTAGTGTTGTTAGAAGAAACTCATTTCCGATATCGTTAACTACGGATGGTTATCATTCATTTATGAATGGGTTAGATGATACCAAAACATATAATTTAAAAATTACCGAAGGTATTAATGTGTTTTTATCTAAAATTGGAGCTGAAAAAGTTTTAAACTACATTGAGTTACCGATGTCTTTATTTGGATGCTTGTTGGACAAACAAGGGGTTAAGAAACCTGATAATTGGAGAGGGTATTACAATGTATATCCAAAACCAATTAAAAAAGACTATAAGAAATACGGATTTAAGATGGTTGATGCTTATATGAAATTAAACGATGTAAGTTCAGAGAAAATTAAAAAAGTATTACATAAAGTCCAAAATCCTTGTTTCAAAAGTATTAAAATGTTGATGGATGTCTTTGGGAGAGATTTTATTTTACAAAGACCTGAAGAAGAATTGTGTATTATTTTTAACACTAAAATTGACGAATCACCATTTCAACCTGTAAGACATTATTTTGAAAATTTCGGTAAAAGGGATATGAGTAATTGTTATCAGATTTACTTATTATCTAAAACCGACCATAATTTATCTACTCATACTTTTTACGACCACGTAAGATTTTTTGATATTCTATCAAGAAACGAGCCGATTAAATGGATGTCTAAAACTTTGAAAGAATTTAATGCTGAACATAGTACTTGGTCAGATAAAGTTGACTTTTACACCACAGGGAAATACTCAAGACAATACTCTAATGAATTTGTTGAACAAGTATCAAAACCAATCATAACAAGTGATAAAATGGTATTTAACCCTCTTGTACTACAAAGTAGTGAAGAATATGTTGATGAGTCAGTACACCAATCTAATTGTGTAAGAACTTATCAAGATAGACCTTCATCATTAATTATATCACTTCGTAAGGAAGATGGGGAGAGAGCGTCAATTGAATACAGACCTTCAATCGGTACGAATAATAATCAACCTGTTATATTCAAACGAGTTCAGACACTTGGAAGATTTAATGGTTTATTGGATGATAGTTGGGATGATGCGATTTCTATATTGGATAATAGATTAAAAAGTATCTCTAATGAAGTGTGGGGTAATCCTATAGCTGAGTTTGTTACTGGTGGTGGAAGAAAAGAATACAACTTTATTTTTGATAAAGACGGACAACTTAACTGGGGACATTTAACAAATTCAATTGACATTGGAGATGATTTACCTTACATTGACTTTGAATGGTAAACGAAAAAAAGATATTTCTATTTGAGGATAGACTGTTGGATAAAGAAGGACTTTTATCAATTCTTCAGTTATCTGATGGACACAATCTTTTACCTAATGATTTTTTGAAAAGAGATAACATAGAAAAAGTTTTTATCAACTCAATCATGTATAGTGATGGTGAGGTTTACTCCGATTTAATATGTAAACTACCCAACGGTAGTTTTATTTATTTATCTAAAGCAGATGGGGTTGAGTATAAAGTAAAATTATATTATAACGCTGACAAGTTGAGTGAGGTTAAGTTCTTCTTAACTCAACTTTTGAAACAAAAAAAGGAAAGTAAAAATATTTAAAAGTATGGAACAATTAACAAGTAGTCAGATACAGGAAAAAATTAACAACGGGGAAGATTTTATATTAAAGATGTATGCCACATGGTGTGGTCCCTGTAAACAATTAACAGAAGAATTAAAGAAAATCACAACTGATGTGTCAATCTATGAGTTTGATGTTGAGAGTGATATTAATTTCTCAAAGAGTTTGGGTGTTAGAAATGTACCAGTTTTAAAATTCTATAAAGAAGGTGTTGATACTCACACGATGGTTGGTTTAAAACCTGCTGATATGGTATCATCATTAATCACTGAACACATTGAGAACTAATGGCTAATTTATTGGTTGCATATACAATGAAAGGTTGTCATTGGTGTACGGAGTTTAAAAAACAACTTAAAGAAAATAAGATTAAGTTTAAGGAACGAGACATTGAAAAATACGAAGAGGAGTATAACCTTTTTGTTGAAGTCACTGGTAATGATTTTGTTCCGGCATTTATGATTGTGGATACTGTAACAGAAGATGCTAAGTTATTCGCTCCCGACAGAGATTTCCAAGATATAAACGAAGCTGTTGGAATTATAAAAAATATTTTGTAGTTTTGTTCCATGAAGGAACTAACATTTAAAAAGAAAGGGGTAGTTCATACCCCTTTGACATTTTGGCAAGTTGACCCAACATCAAAGATTGCTATCTATCAAGGTGGAAGAGGGGCTCGTCCTGATTTGGATTTCATAGTAAAACATAAGGAGGAAGGTAAGAGATTACGGACACCATCACATACACATTGGATTGTTGATTTGATTGCTAAGAAACAATGTGCTCCGAATGTTATTAAGGGTTTTATTGATGACCTGATAAAAATCTATGATGAGACCGAACCATTTAATTGTGAGACATCAAGGGATACCTACAAGTTACAGTATGTTAATAAACTCACATCAAAGTATCTTGAGTTACAAGGATGTGGTTATTATTCTGTTGAAGTTTTAATTTCTTTTGTTGAGTTGTTCTCCAAGTGTGAAAAACAAACACCAGATGCGTTCATGTTTAGAAACCTATTGGTGATGGTTAAGGGGTATATTGATGGTGATAGAGACTTCTACCAAATCGTTGGTTATTCTAAACGTGTTTAAATAACGTTCAGGAACAATTTGGACGGTAGTTGGTAGTCATCTGATACCTTACCTTCAAAGTTGTCGTTTAATATCGATAGGAGAAGTTCTGAACTATAGTAACTATCTGATTTTACCTTTGTGAATTTCAGGTTACCTTCATTACTTTCAAATTCCAATTTAATGTTTCTGAACTTAAAGTACGGTTGTGATTTCTCCGAGATTTTATAAAGGTAAGAATAAAGATTACCTAAATAGTTTTTAGAATAACCGTGAGGGAATGTTGATTGTATGGTTATTGATGATAGATTGTTTGTTGTGAAAGTTTCAGGATATTCAAATACGAATTTTGTATCCTCAAAGTTTGTGTCTTTGGTATCATAATCTATGATGTCCAATGTTTTAAGATTAAGAGCTGTTAAATCAGAATAGTTATTTTGTTCTTGTTCTATGAACTTATCTGTCAGATTGTAACATCCATATATTTTTGGATTCTTTGTATAACCTTTGATAATAAATAAACTATTACAATCAACAACTGATAGTTTTGTTTTATAAGTGTTATTATCACTTATTTCTTGACATAAGAAATCTGCAAACTTATTAACAAATTCTTGATTTAAAATACAACTCTCTTTTTCCATGTCCAATTTTAGAACTAAAATTTTAAAGGTTAAAGTGTAAATAATTTTTTGTGTTATTAGAAATAACTATTAAATTCAATATTAAGACATTTTTTAACGTCACCTAAATCGGGGTAGTCAGGAACTCTTCCAGAACTCAACCAATTTAAATCACCATTTTCAAATAAACTTTTAAGTAGGTTGATGTAACCTCCGTAATAATTTAAATTTTCATATGGGTTATTTACGTTACTTTCAAACCAAAGTTTAATATTATTATGAGCAGTTTTTGTAACTTCATATCTTACACCCCATCTTTCTGTTGATGTACTTTTATTGTAGTCGTGTTTTTTGTATTTATACTCTTCTGATTTTTTACTATCAATAACCTCACCGACTAATTGTCCTATAAGTGAGTCATACAATTCGTTAGCATAAACCGACCCATAACAATTTGAGTATAATGAATATAATTCACTTCTTATATCTAATCCTAAGTTCATTATAAAGTATTCAACACAATCATTATCTTGTAAAAGTTTAGTGATTATCTCTTCATTTAATTTTAAATTCGACTCATCACCTTGTTCTATTGCTAAATCTTCTATTAATTCAGGAGTTAGATGTTCGATAGATAAATTACCAATTTTAAGTAAATCTTCTTTGATATAACCTCTAATTTCTTCTTGGTATTTTGGTTCTAGTTCTTCATAAATATCTTTGAACTCATCACCTGTTACGTCATCATATAAATAACCATCATAATCCCCATTTAATATTTCGGCAATTCTATCTTCACTAATATCGTTTCTACCACTACTAAAGAATTGTGCCAGTTCACCAGAATCTTCTAAATCAACATAATATTTCCCATCAATTTCAGTTATATCTGAAAATTCCATTTCCATCATCTTATAGATGTAATTTGGGTCTTTTTGTATTAACTGATAAATTATTTTATTTTGATAATCCGACCAGTCATTATTAAAAGGGTCAATGTAATGTGTTAAATTATTTTTAATTATTAACTCAAAAAATTTATCAAAACCACCTATGGTGTTTTCAATATCCTCTTCAGTAACATCTCCGTTTTGGAATAGAGTAATAAGTTTTACTAACTTATTTTGGAAAGCTGTTAGTACGGGTTTTTCCTCTTCTTCGTTTAAGTTTTTGAAAATTTTAAATTCCATAATGATAAATATAAAAAAAGGGGAAAAATTCCCCTTTTAGTTTTCTTATGTTGCGGGAAAGATTATTTTCCACATCCGCAACCACCACCGTTGTTGTTCTTCATTGTTTTTAATTTATTAGAGGTTTATTACTTTTTCTTGTTTTTGTTGTAGTACTTATCAATAGTACTTTGAATTGCTGTTCTGATACTCTCAGTTCTTAACTTTTTCACCTGTTCAGGTGACGCACTTTGTTTTTTACATCCACATCCCATATTGTTGGTATTTTATTATAAATATTTACCACATGTGATTTAATAGTAAATAATATAGTTATTTTAATATTTATTAATATAATTTTTATCATGAGAGTTAATATAGATATATCACAAATACAAAAGGTTGTTCAGATGTTGGTTGAGGAAGAAGGACAAGAGAGTGTTGTTATAACACCTGAGCAATATATTGACTTATTAAAGTTTACTAACTATAACGGTAAATTGGTTCAAAATATGAAACAATTCAGAGGTAAACGAATTGTTATTGATGGTGACTTAAGTTTGAGAAATACGGATGCTAATAACATTACAAATATCACAGTTAATGGTGGTTTAGATTTATCATACACTCAAATTAACTCTCTTGAGGGTCTTATATACAATAATATTTCAACATATGGAACACCGTATGAAAAAATTCAAATCAAAAAACAAAGACAGATTGAATTAGCCAAACAAAACGATTTACGACAAGAGGACGAATGGAATTTAGAAACTGCGACTAGTGAGATTGCGATTTTGGCAAATGTTTTATTTGAGTATCTGACTTCATCTTTTGGTCTTTATGAGGCTAAAGAACCTAATCATGATGCAAGGTTACAGGAACTTTATACTGCAAAAGAAAGAATGGAGGAAATTGAGAAAGAAACAGAAGATAATGAAAATCTGATGGATTTAGAAGCGGTTGAAGAAGAAATTGAAGAACTTGAAAAAAGAATTGACTTATATAATTTGGTTTATGATTACAAATATTATAGTATGAGAACTTTTTATTTGTTAACTGACGAATTAGAAGAATCAAAAGAAAGATGGGCGGTTGGTGATAATTATAGAACCCACATGTCGGCATATGAAAGAATTGATGAATTGATTGATGATATCGGAATAAAAGGTTTTAATTCTAGTTTTGTTGAAGATTATATTGATATTGAAGAACTTAAGGAAACTTTTAGAGACGATGAAGAAAATAATGTTAGAGAAAACCTTGAAGACTTTTTTGACGAGGAAGATTTTGAATATTCCGACCCGGCAGTTCAAGAAAGGATTGATGAAATTGAATTGTTTTTAGAAGATTCTGAAATAGACCAAGAAAAAAAAGATGAATTAAATGAAGAACTTGATGAGTTAAGAGATAGTGATAAAACTGTCCCTGAAAATTTAATTGAGGAAAAGGTTGAAGATTTAATTAATGATTTGGTTGATGACCCTGCGAACGTAATTGAAGAATATGGTTTGAATATTGAAAACTTTATAGATATAAAAGGATTTAAAGAAGGGTTAATTCAAACTGACGGTATTGGTCACACACTGAACTCTTACGATGGTGATTACGATACTATTGAATTTAATGATGAAACATATTACATTTTACAAATAGAAGGGTAAAATGGAAACCAAATCAAGAAAAAGAAGAACGAAAAAAAATAATCATTTCAGATTAACAACCGACTGGTTATTAACAGAACCAATTGACTACGAACACAAATATTATATGTTGATGGACTTTTTAAAGTTCTGTGACGATAAGATTGAGAAGTTTGAGTTATATCCATTATTTAGTGAAATGTCATTACACTTGGCTAATCTACAAGTGATGTCTTCGGAATTCAAATACATCGTTGTTAATAAGAAGTTTGAAGTTATTGATGATGAAATACTAATCAATGAACTTAAATTCACACCCATCCCAAAATTAAATGATGATGAGTTGGAAGAATTAAATAAGGTATTAAAATATGCCGGACCAAAGTTTTTTGAATATTTCAATGTCATCAAAGCTCTTTGGACATTAACATACGACTCGGTTTCAATCAAACACACCAACGAAAATAAGAAACAGGATTTAGAAAGAGGTTACTTCTTCACACTTAACGGGAACAACAAAAGGATTTGGAAGTATACAACTGGTGGTATTGATACGGTTAAACACGACAGTAAATTTGCGGTTCAGTTGATATTTGATGGGGAAAGTAAAAAGGTAATTAGAACAATATTAAATGAATTAACACAAGATATAAGTTTACCCATCTTTGAATTAATGTCTTCCAACGACCTACCATTTGAAAATACACTCCTACCAATCTTTAAAAGAAAGGTATTAAGTTACATAGTTCAGAAAAAAACAATTGTAAATCTAAAAAAAGATTAATATATTTGTTATATGGGATTCAACAAAAAAATAATAGGAGAAGAACAAATCAAAAGTTTAGAAAAAGATTTAACTATTATTAATCATTATCTCAAAGCCGATTCAATCATTTTCACAAATAACGACGTTGCCAAAAAATTTAAAGAGTATGAGAAACAATATAGACCCGTATGAAGTTCTGTTAAGAAAACTTGAAAAACCAGTTCATATCAATTACATTTGTGATTATATCCTACGAGTTGGAATCGACGAAACAAGAAAACGAATTGAAAAACTTGTAAGTGAGGGTATACTTGAAGAAAGTAAATATGGAAAAGAATATTATGTCAGAACAAAAAGAAATGGTTAATCACCCATCACACTATGGTGGTGAAGATAATCCATATGAAGCTATCAAAGTCATTGATGCTTGGGGTTTAGATAAAGATTTTTATTTGGGTAATGCGGTCAAATACCTATCACGTGCTGGTAAGAAAGACAATGTGGTTCAGGACCTGAAGAAAGCTATATGGTATATTGAAAAAAAGATAGAAAAATTACAGAATGATTGAGAATTATATTAATAAGGTAATCAATGGTGACACCATTGATGTAATGAAAGAGATGCCTGAAGGTTGGGTTGATTTAGTTGTAACGTCACCACCATATAATGTGGGTATCCAATACGACACACATAATGATGAGATTGTTATGGATGAATATTGGGATTGGTCTGAAAAATGGTTAACGGAGGCTTATCGTTTACTTAAAGACGATGGAAGAATGGCTATTAACATACCATATGAGGTAAATGTACAAGCTCGTGGTGGTAGAGTATTCTTTGCCTCTGAGATATATCAGGTGATGAAAAAAGTTGGGTTTAAGTTCTACGGTATTGTTGACCTTGAAGAAGACTCGCCACATAGAAGTAAGACAACTGCTTGGGGTTCTTGGATGAGTCCATCGGCACCTTACATTTATAACCCAAAAGAGTGTGTTATTCTTGCTTATAAGAAAGTTCATATTAAGAAAATTAAAGGTGAACCACAATGGAAAGGTGAACCTTATCTAACTGAAGAGGGAAAGAACAAAGTTGCTTATTCTGAACAAGATAAGAAAGAGTTCATGGAATTGGTGTTTGGACAATGGAAATACTTTGCTGACACTCGTTCATTAACAAAGGCAACGTTCTCGATGGATATTCCCGAAAAGGCAATTAAGATATTATCATATAGAAATGATATTGTTTTAGACCCTTTCAATGGTTCAGGAACCAGTTGTGTGGCAGCAGTTGTTCATGACAGAAGATGGGTTGGTATTGAATTGAGTGAAAACTATTGTGAAATTGCTAAACAACGAATACAAAGTTTTGTTGACCAAAAGAACCAACAGAAGTTACAATTTGAAAACGGAGTCCAATAAACTCCGTTTTTTTATTTATTTGTATATTTATAATTAAATGTTATTATGAAAAATTCGGAAGTTGTTAAATTTTTACTAGAAACACAAACTCAGTTTAGAATACTACACTGGCAAACAAAATCATTCTCAAGACATGAGGCTTATGGGCGTATTTATGATTCACTTGATGATTTGATTGATAAGTTTGTTGAAGTTTGTATGGGTAAACACGGAAGACCTAGTTTTACAGGCGGTTATACATTAGCGGGTAGAGATATTGAAGAACTTGAGTTAACTGAGTTTATTAATTTAGTATGTGAATACTTGGTGGGATTGTCTGAAAGCTACGACCCAAAGATGGACTCAGATTTATTAAACATTAGAGACGAAATGTTAGCGGAAATTAACCAGTTGAAATACTTGTTAACTTTAAAATAGAGGTATATTACTTTTTTACTTTAAAAGGTTCATCGTAATGATGAACTTTTTTTTTGTTATAATATTTATTATTAATGAAAAAGATAATTTCTGAAGGTGGTATTAGAAACATAAAAGAACTTTCTAATAGATACAGCAAAGCGAAGATATACTTTCACCAAGATTTAGATGGTGTTGCAACTGCATTAGCAATGAAAAAGTATTTGGAAGACAATGGAATTAAAGTTGTTGATGTTGAAGTAATCCAATACGGAGATAAAGAATTTGCGGTTAAGAAGGCGGATGCTGAAGGTGAAATTATGCCAGTTCTTGTTGACTTTGCTCACGGAAAACCAATGTTCGTGGTTCATACCGACCACCACGACAGACAAGCCGGAGCTGACGAAACTAAGTCAACTCAGTTCAGAGGGGCTCGTTCAAATGTTGAAACTCTTTCACAGATTGTCCCGGCTTCTGAAATTTTCACACCAGAAGATGTTGCGACAATATCTATGGTTGATAGTGCTGATTACGCTTCCAAAAACATTACACCTGAAATGGTGATGAATTATGTTTATGGTACATCAAAAGAAAAGAGTGCTAAAGAAAATAGAATGTTATTAGGTTTGGTTACCAACAAATTATTGTTGGCTTTCAAAAGTAAACCAGGATTTTTAGAGACATTAGTATTAGATTGTAAACCTTCACTTCTTTCAATCTTCAATAAGATTAAGGAATTAATGAAGACAAACAGATATGCTGATATATCTTCATTAGAGAAAAACAAAGAAGATTACGTTCAGACAATGAAAGGACATAAGAATGTTCAGGTTAAAGATAATATCATCGTTCAGTATGGTGGTGGAAGTATGATGAGACCTGGTTCATATGATAGATATACCCCATTTAGAAACAACCCTGATGCTGACTTCCTTGTTATTGCTTGGCCACTTGGTTTATTACAGGCATCATGTAACCCTTTTAAAAAAGAAAGAGAACTTAAAGGTGTTAACTTGGGAGAGATTGCTCAAGAAGTATTGGGACATTGGGAATCACAATTAAAAGAAAAACAAGTCCCATTATCAACAATCAAGTGGGTTTCTGAAACTGCTGCGAAAGAAGAATCAGTTGGATTTACCTTTAAGGATTTTGCTGCAATATACGGAGACAAATACTTGGATGAGAAAGATGGTGTTAAAACACTTATGGATATTAAATCTTTGATGGAAAAGAAATCAACTGAACTGACTGAAGAAGAATGGAGTGTTTTAGATGGTGTTACCGTTCCTGTATGGGAAGTTATCCAAGCCAATTCAGGTGGACACAAGTGTATTACAAATATATCAGGATTAAACTATATTGGAAGAAGTAAGAGACCACCACAAGGTAAGTACAAGTATGAGTCTGAAAAAGAAGATTCACCTTATATTAAATTCTTAAAGATGTTACAGAATAGATTTGTTAGTGTCCTACAAGAAAAAATTGAGTCTTCAAAGAATTGAGTTATTCACAATTTTTTATAGAAAAAATCCTTAAACCCATTTGTTTGGTGTACTTTGTACCCATGTTTTTTGTTTAACTCTTGTGATGCCTCATTTTTTAAACTGACTATTGAAGTTGCGTAATCAAAACCCCTAGATTTGGCAATTTCATGACATTCATTTTTTAGAATGTCGGCATATCCTCTGTTTCTATGATTTTCATCCACAAATAAACTATGTAAATAAACGGAGTTTTTACCATTAAAAAAATTATCGTCACACATCTCTCTACAATATTCCGTCTTTTTATTATTAAATCTATTAATATCAGGGTCCAACCCAATTGATGAATCATAGTCAAGTACATTAGTACTACCAATCATATTTTTGTCCTTATCGTAAAGACATATTCTTAAACCTGGACTTACACTCAAATCGCCCTCAAAAATAATTTCAGGTTGGTTAATCGACTCAAGAACCAATTTTTTTAAAATAGAAATTTGAGAAAGTCTTTTCATTAGTTAGTTTTCACCTATTTATAAATATAAGTATATATGAAACAAAGTGCGGGAATAATTGTAAAAGTAAGAAAGTTTAAACTTTAATTAAAAACTTACAGATATCACCTTCTTCAATATTTTCATCTTGACAACGACCACCTTCTATTTCTAAAACATAGGTTCCAGAACCTTCGTAACTTTGACAAAGTTCATCTTCACATGGTTCACAGTTGTGGTGTATTTTTGTTATCTTATAGTTTTCATCTATAAAGATAATATCCAAAGGAATAATACAGTTCATCATCCAAAAACTGTGTTCACCTTTACCCATTAAAAATAGCATACCATCAAATCCGATAAATTCACGACCTATCATCCCTCTTTGAGTTTCAGATTTGGTTTTACAAACTTTGACTTTAAAAATTTCTTTATTTATTATTACAAACATAGTTATATATAAATAGTATTATGAAACAAAGTGCAGGAATAATTGTAAAAGTAAATAACAGATGTTTAGTTTGTAAGAGAGCTGTCGAAATTAATGAACCATCAAAATGGGCAATACCTATGGGTGGTATAGAAGAAGGTGAAGACCCAAAGGATGCTGCGTATAGAGAGTTCTATGAAGAGATGGGTGTTAGTGTTGATGGTGTCATTAAACCTTTATCTAGAATTAATCGTTATAATAAGTTAGGACAGGTAAAAACAATTTTACATGTCTTTATTTTTAAAACCGATACTGAAATCATTCCGGATTTAGATGGAGCAGCGGATGGTTTTGAACACACAGAGTGCGCTTATATGACTTTAGAAGAAATTAAAGGACTTAATATGTCATCAGGTATTAAGGAAGTTTTAACTGATGTGTTAAACTTTTGATTTTTTTGATATATTTATTTGACACTACGGAATATTCGCCGTAAGTTTGTAAAAGATTTAACACTCATAGGGGATGAAAGATACTCGGTAGTTAAATCAAAAAAAAAGTTCACAAACTACTTGACAGAAAGAAAAAAAAGTCGTAAGTTTGTAAAAGATTTGAGATGAAGAGGTTGTAAAGATTCCTACTTCGGTAGGTTGTAAAGATTCCTCCTTCTTCTCTTTTTGAAAAAGCGTTCTTTGAAACAAAAAGATTATCCGTTCAGGAAACACAAAGTGTCGGTGATATTATCCACCGAGTAAATGGCAGAAAGTCCGCAGCTTGAGTGTAACTGATAAACGATAATGGGCCGTGTATGGTCCTTAAATAAACTACGAAAGTAGGATAAAGTGGTCTCCCCTGTGTTGAGGAGACTGCGGTTTGAAACCCCGTAAGGGGAATTGAACTCAAGTACACAAGTGGGATATCACCACACCGTAAGTACCGAGGATAACTTCGTAGGGAAAATGGTTGGGTGACTTGGGAAAGTAGATTCTCAAGTTGAGTTCGGAAGAACGATAAGAATAACCCATAGGAACTCTGTAAGAAATGTGACCATCCAGTTACACTATTGCGGGTCCCAATATGATAGAGGACTTAAAACCGAAAGGTAAGATGGAGAACGAGTGGTGTCGCTACTATCCCTAAGGAAGACCTACCAAGGTCTCTTTATGAAGTAATCTTGAAATATGGAGGTGGGGACACTTCACGGAGTAGTTTAGTATTCTGTCGCTCAAAAGGAGACAGAGCTTATGTTGGACCACTACTCTGACACATCTACAACACAACCCTAAAATTATTACAAAATAACAAAGGAAAAGTGTCCATCAGGTTTGAGTGAAAGGTGACTACATAGTAATGAGCCGTTCATTGCATACAGAGACCCCAAGTCAATGTGTATTGTTAAGAAAAACCTTTAGTCCCGCAAGGACGAACTGGGGTGGCAACCTCGGAAAGAGTTAAGTACTGATAGAGTAATTCAAACCTCAAGGAGTGGTACACCTAAAATACCGTCACTAAGAAATACTACCCAAAAGGTGGTGGATACGAAGGGAAACAATAATCCTTCAAAAGTTTCTTAACATAAGCTGTAATCTCAGGCTTTTCTAATCTGACCTGTCAATTGACGGGTTTTTTTATTTATAGATACTTATAAACTATGACAATATTAGAAAATCTTAAAGAGGTATTACCATCATGGGCGGTGGTAACACAAAAGGAACTACCATATAAGATGGAGTATGAGATTAGACTTCAACCTACTTTGGATGAAGATGAACATTTTGCTTTAACACCAAAACTTAAAGAAGCTTGTCAGGGTAAGTTTATGGAAAGATACACTGTAGATATTGGTGAACACTTTTATATTTATACAAAAAAGTAATCATGATACCTAAAGAGATTAAAGAATTAGTTAACAAATACCCAAACAATTACGAGTTAGGTGAAGAAGTTAGAAAATATTATCACAAAAATAAACAGAAAGAAAATTTTAATTCTGGTGTTCTGTGGATTGGGGTTTTATTCTTTTTTATATTTGCTTCACTCTTGACTTGGATTATAACCGTTTAATTTCCTGACTTTAAACATATTTATAATAAAATTATAAATTATGTTACTAAAAGTTGGGTCTAAAGGAGAAGACGTTAAACAACTCCAAGCAAAATTAGGATTAACTGCCGATGGTTCATTCGGTCCTAACACAGAGAAAAAAGTTAAAGAATGGCAAGCGGCTAACGGAATAACCGCTGACGGAATCGTTGGGCCAGGAACTTGGTCTAAAATGTTCGGAGCGACAACTCAACCTGTTCAACCAGCACAAGTGGTTAAAGAAGATGTTGTTATTCCAACAAGTTCTGAGTTCAAATTACAAAATCTAAAAGGACATATTCCTGACGCAGTGATTGCTCAAATCCCTGAAACTGCTAAAAAATTCAATATCACTAACCCATTAAGATTAGCTCATTTCTTGGCTCAGTGTGGACACGAGTCAGGTGGGTTTAAAGCTGTTTCTGAGAACCTTAACTATTCTGCTGACGGACTTAAGAAAATCTTTGGTAAGTATTTCCCTGGTAACTTAAACGAGTCATATGCTCGTCAACCTGAAAAGATTGCTTCACGTGTTTATGGAAGTAGAATGGGTAATGGTGATGAGTCAACAGGTGAAGGTTTTAAATTCCGTGGAAGAGGATATATCCAGTTGACTGGTAAACAAAACTATACAAACTTCGCTAAGTTCATTGGTGAAGATACTGTGTCTAATCCTGATTTAGTTGCTACCAAATATCCTTTAGCCTCTGCGGCGTTCTTCTTTGATTCAAACAAACTTTGGTCAATCTGTGATAAGGGTTCTGATGTTGCAACTGTCACG